CTACTAATGCTTGCACCTGCTCAGGTTGCATCCCTGTGCCGACTGCTTTGAGTCGGTTTGTCTCTGCGTTGTAAGCGTCAATCTTCAGCTTCTCAGCCTCCAATGCTTTGGCTTCTTTTTCTTGCTGTAATTGCTGCTGAAGCTGCTGCACTTGTTGGCTTGCTTGCGCCTGTGTCTGTTGCAATTGCGCTTGCATCTGCTGTAATTGCTGTTGCGCTTGCTGTACTTGTGGATTCTGGCCTTGCAATTGTGGAGGTAACATTGCCTTCAAACGGTCAGCAATATCGTCAGCCTCAGGCCAATCCAAATTACGCGCCAACTTATCACCAATGAGCGTGGCAGCTTGTGGGAATGACTGAATAAACGAAAGCATTTGGCTTGCTGCTTCTTCGCGCTTGGTCGTGAAACTCGGACCCGCTTCACAGGTAACATCATACTTACCAGCAGTAAGGTCGTGCATCTTTACAATCGCCTGCATCATTTCCTGCTGCTCGTTTTGTTCGTGCTGCTGGTCTGGCGAATAAGGCTGATTAACCGGAACGTTCTTGTTATCACCGTTCTCGTGAATAACACGAATAATGCGCGGCGTGTTGTAAATCTTCGGGATCAGATCGCACAAGATGCGGCCAGCATGACGGATGGCGCGGGACAGATTGTCGATATAGTTAAACGTAGAGACATCGCCCTCACGTTGACGAGCAAGAATAGCCTTGCCGCTTGTCTCGTTCGATCTAGCGCCCAAAGAAGCGTCATAGATGCCCATGATCGCCTTCATATCATCACCAGCGCTTGCAGCCTCTTGCAACGCGCCAGCAGGAACACCCGCAAATGGCTGACGCTGTGGAGGCGCTGCCCCATTCACAGGATCATATTCAATGTAAGCATGAGTCTGTACGTTAGCAGTTGCCCACTTAGCAGCATCAGTATTGAACTGCCCTTTTGCACCAATAAACGGAGCTTTTGGAGCTAATGCAACCAATTCAGTTGCAGCAGTGCGCCAGTAGTTAAACATGCGCTGTGGATCTTTGGCAAAGCGGATCAGCGAATTGAAATAGCGCTTACCTTCGAGAATGATCTCGTCACCATACACCGGAACGATAGGAATGAACTTACCTTTCCACGGCTTAGTCTCTAAGATCTCGCAGCCGTTCATGATGTACTGTGTCACCTTCTTGCGCGTTGTTGGTCGGCTTTCTACTACCGTGATACCTTGAACGCTCAACAATTCTTCAAGCTCTTTGTAATCTTCCTCGCTTAAGACTTCGCCTGTACTCATCTTGTAGATGGTTGTTTGCTCATCCTCGCGCACCCAATACTCAGCAATGCGGATTGTTTCATCCTCAAACCACGCAGGAGAATTGCTACGAACATCATCGTTAAAGTCTGATTGCTCGGCATCAGGCCAGCGCTTTTCAAACTCGGCTATCTTTATCATGTCAGTGATAAAGCAATATTCCCAATTGGATGAGTCAGCGCCAAAGTCGAACGCATCAGGATAAACCGTGCATGGGTTGTCTATGCGCTCAATTTTAATATCTTGGTCAAAGACATCTTCGCTTGCATAGTCCGTAATAATGCGGAAGTAGCCAAAGCCGCCCGTAACAGAATGATCCAATGCGGTATCATATGCCACATCAGCGTCAGAAGTGTATTCAATGTTTCTCGCTAAACCGTCTAAAATCTCTGCAACTTCTTTTGTTGCACCATCGCCCACTGGATGAAACTTGATAGAAGGCGAGTTTTGACGCGCATCGTTTGTAACTTGGCGAATAAAAGCAGGTAGCTTGTTGATCGTCAAGCATGGGCGACCGTCTAACTCACGCTGTCTGCGCACATTCTCAGGCCATTGCTCACCCAAACGTGCAAAGCGCATGTCATCGAGCCAGTTGCGCACATTATGCTCATTTGCGTCTCGTGCGAGATCAAACCGCTTCAGCGCTTTCTCGTGAATCTTTTCTGTTTTCTTATCCATTAGCTCATCCAACTAACTTGGCCTGAATACGCTTTCTTCGGTGCGCTTGCTGCGTTGATATGCTCTAAGCCGCGACCAAACAGGCTCAACACGTCTACAGCATCGTCATGCTTACCAGCAGGGAAGCGTAATAACTGCGTCATAACGTGGTCTTTCCATTCAGCGCGACGAGGAAAAAATACTTTACCCATACTTGCGCGGGCTTGAATCGCTCTAGCCCTGACTGTCTTATCAGAGATAGAAGCCATCCATTCAATGTTGCAATACGCATTGCGCTCTTGAAGTCTACGCATCAAGAAAGGTTCGATTGATCTACGGATCACACCAGACTCACCGAACCAAACTTGGGGACTATGCTTAATGATGAGATCGCACTTAGCATCAATCCAAACATCTGAAGTTGTTTGGCCAAACCACCAATCAAGCACATAAATATTGGAGTTTTGATCTACGCCAATCACACCATGTTCTGTGTAGTCGCCGCCCTCATCCGTCACCGCGTAATCACTTGCAGCGTATATGTTCAGGTTTGGCGGTAACTCGTCATACTCAGCAAACCAATCCTTTTTGAAGTAGTGACCATCATCAGGAATAGGATTCTGCTGATACAAGCTGTTCCAATCACGCGCAGGCAATACACCTTTAATCTCGATCAATCGCTCAATCGGATACCAATCAGGCCACAAAGCCGTTCCATCATCCTGAATAGCAGGAAGGCTCAATACTTCCCACTTATCGCCGCCGTTTTCCTGTTCGGCTAATAATCGGCCTGTTAAATCATCGTCGTGCCAGCGCGTGTTAATCACCACTACAGCCCCGCCAGGCATTAAGCGAGTGTAAGCGGTTGATGTGTACCAATCCCAAACGCGCTGCCTTGTAATCTCGCTGTCAGCTTCTTGACGGTCTTTAAATGGGTCATCAATAAGCAGAATGTCAGCGCCACGACCAGTGATCGCTGTACCTACACCAGCAGACACATACATGCCGCCCTGATCTGTGTGCCAACGATTAGCCGCTCTACTATCTTGTGCTAGCGTTACATCAAACAGCTTTTGGAACTCAGGCGAATTAACGATATTGCGAACCTCGCGCCCAAAGTCACTACTCAAATCCGAGTTATACGAAGCCGCAATAATCTGCTTATCGCTATTCCTGCCAATGTAGTAAGCTGGAAAGCGCCTAGAGGCCAGTTCTGACTTACCATGTCGCGGAGGCATGCAGATTATTAACCGCTTGATCTTTCCGCTTGCAACGTCCTCTAGCTTGCTTGCAATGAGCTTGTGATGCGGTGCAGACTTATAAGCGCTATTTGTGTACTCAGCAAACGCTAAAAGGCTTTCTCGTGCCTTTCTACGTGCTAATAACTCACTTGCCGCCGCTTGCCGCGATAGCTGCGAGTTCGTCATCACTTAAGTCTCTTACGTTTGTAACCTTCATGTCACCAGTAAGCTCAACGCTTGATAACTTAGCGTGAACGTAAGGCGCAGCAGCCTGAGCAGCAGTTAATTGCAAGCGCTCATCGCTTGTATTGCGCATGATCTGCAACATTACTTCTAGCGGCGTTAAACCTGTTTCAGCAACCTTTTGCTGTAACTCTGCTGTCTTTTTT